GTTACAGATTTTTCTACCCTATCAGTATAGGTAGCCATTAGTTCATCTTGGAACCACGAACCCCTGCATTGCTAACATCCAGAGAATAACCGTCCAGCCTCCATGTTTGATCTCCGGTGGATTCAAACTTCACACCGATATATTTTCCTGTAACTCTAACGGGAACTTTTGATTGAGTATCAGGATCAAAGGTATACGGGCCTTCCCATGCAATGTCTTCTTCCGTAGACATCTGACTTCCCACATAAACATTTACATTCGTTGTGCCAGATACCGACATCTTGGGCCAGACTGAAGTAACGTGCTTGACCATTGCCTGATTAGGCTGACCCTGTTCGTCCATAGACAGTCCAGTTCTTTCAATGTAAGATGTCATGTTAGTACCGTCTGACGTATTCCCAGTATTGTTCCTGTACAATTTTGTATCAGTAGGAGATACCATAATCAGAGTTTTACCTTCCTTACTTATGAAGGATGATGAGGTTATCTCACTCCATTTCTGGGTTTCTGTTGTCCAAGTTGTAGTTGCAGCATTCCATGAGGCAGTCGTCAGGGGGTCGGCTTGAGTGCCATATCCAATGAATCCCAAGTTTGGAATATCACGTTCTGTGAATGTCTGGTTTATCCAGTTGTAAACTAATGCCTTATCGCATTGAGCATCAGAATTACCAGAAGTTACATAACAGGCCCACATCTCTGTATTAGCGTAATCTGCTACGACAAATGATTTCTCATATTCATCACCATTGATGTTACCAAATACATAATCCCGCATCTTATGTGGAAGTATGGATTTGATCTGTCTGCCATCGTTGACATACATATCACCATTACCAAAGATGAAATGACCACCATCAAATTCCACTACGCAGTTCTTGGATAATGCGCCGACAGTTGGAGATAGTTGACGAAATGAGAAGATAAACGGAGTTCCAACATACGTCATGGAGTAGGTGGAATCTTCCTTATAGATCATAAAGGCATCACCAAGAGGCACACCATCTACGATCTTTCCTCTGGTGTCTGCTAATTCATACTCACCAGCATCGACTGTTGCGCTGGTTTCATCCCAAGACGTAGGTACAGCCTGTGTAGCTGCTTCTGTTGACCACTTTACAAGTCTTGTATATGGAACAGAAGACTTCTTTATATTTAGGGCGATCAGGAAGGAGCGGAATGCTCTTACAGAATAGGCTTCTGTCGAGGCAGGCCAGTTACTCAAGTCTGCCATCTTGGTAGATGTAGAAGGTATTCCCGAACTCAACGCCCAGAACTGCGGGTCATCATAACCATTAGCCATGATAAGAACACCACCTAATACAGTGGATGTCCAGCCCTCTTTAGCGGTGGCACTATAATCACCACCAGATGTTCTGGTTATGTCAGTCCATGACGATCCGTTATGAACGTATATCTTAGCCAGACCACCTATGATCCAGTAGTTGGACGAGCCAACTTCCAGATTAATAATATGGTACGGTGCAACAGGACAGGAAGCCATAACTTCCTTATAGCCGGGGGTTTTCTGTATAGCCCCATGCTCTGCCCTTATATTATTGCCATCCGTCCAGACATTAGGGGGCAGTTGCCAAGAGTTTATATCTTTGACAATCCCCATCTGCCCGACATTATCAATCGGGATTAAAGCCATTTATGCAGAATCCCATGATAAGGTAGACTCATTCCAGCTATATCCCGTTCCATATGGTTTTGGAGTTGGGGATTCCCATTGACAAGTATCTTCATCCACAGTCCAAGAATTAAATGGCTGTGGTGGAATAAAAGCATCTAACTCTTCGTTATAAGTAAATCCTTGGCCGGCATAGTTCTTACGAAAAGGTGTACCACCGTTATTATGAACTCCAGCCTCGGTATTATAAGAAGTTTGTTTCCACTTCCCGCCAAGTTTTTCATTGCACCAGTTTTCTCCATCTGCTTCGTTAGCATCACTTACGACAATTACCCGAAGCACGACATTATTTTCATCTAATTCTGCAAAATGAGCCATTTGTATTTCCTTATGCTGCGTACCTAATAATAATTATCCCAGAACCACCATGACCACCCCGGTTCATTCCGCCTCCGCCATCGTCGGCTCCGCCCCCACCGCCTCCGGTATTAGCCGAGCCTGATCCTCCCGCGCCTCCATTTGCAGATGCTGACCCACCGCCACCATCTCCACCGGCTTTATCAGAACCACCCGATCCACCACCTCCATAAATATTTCCGGTTCCGTTAATTACAAATGTTGCGGTAGAAGAACTGTCATTTTTTGTCCAATCATACACAGTGCCACTTCCTTCTGTCTCACCATCACCACCATGACCTGTGCCATCGGTATCGCCAGTTTCTCCCCAGCCACCGCCAGACATTGCACCACCATCATGACCCATATTTACAGTAAAGGTTGACGTACCAGCACCACCAGAGCCATAATTTCCGCTGCTACCTCCATTACCTTTCTGACCTTTATAAGCAGTAGCCAAAGAACCAAGAGATGAGTTGTTACCATCGTTTGCTATTGGATTCGAACCACCTCCAGATGCAGAACCACCAGCACCTACAGTAGCTGTATGAGTGCCCGCAGTAATCGTTTTTGCAGGTAAATACATACCACCACCTGCACCACCACCATAGCCACCACTCGTACCACCAGCAAATGCACCAGTACCACCTCCAGCAATGACCAGAATATCTACAGTCCCAGACCCACCAGTCACAACAAAGTCATCAGTGCTAGTAAAGGTATGGATTTTATAAGATGTACCGCTAATAGTTGCAGTAGTTTCTGTTCCCCCGCTTGCTGAAAATGTAGCTACTCCAGCGGTTCCCATTAATGCAGCTTTAAATGCTCCTAGTGGCATAATATTATCCTCACTTCATATCCGTTCCGGCAGCAAAGCCGTACCAGATTGTTCCAGCGTCTACCGTTGTAAATGTCAAAATATCCACCCCACTAGAAGTTAATGTTGGTGCAGTACCCCCAGCCCAATCTACTGAACTGGGCCAATTTACCGTTTGACTACCACCGTTAGTCAGGAGCAACGTGAATGAACAAGCGCGTCCAGTTGCAGAGGGATTTGAAAAGGTAAACGTGTTTGTACTTGTGTCCACCGTTGCTGTTACCACATTGCCAACCGTTACATCAATATCTTGTGTGCCACCACCTGTTCCACCAATAGCGTTTACTGTTTCCGCATAGTCCTTAAAGTATGGCCTGACAACTTGGTAATCTGCATGATTAACTACTCCTGAACCATCTGCGGTTACAGACTTTGATGTTTGTACCGTACCAAGGGTTGTAATATCGTTGTAGTTCAACTCAGTCGCTGTGGAAGTAACCCCGTCGAGAATGTTCAGTTCAGCAGCGGTTGAAGTAACCCCGTCCATGATATTCAATTCTGCTGCCGTAGACGTAACACCATCTAAGATATTGAGTTCAGCAGCGGTACTTGTTACACCGTCTAAGATGTTAAGTTCAGCAGCAGTAGAGGTTACACCATCCAGAATATTCAACTCTGCTTCAGAAGAACTAACAGCAGTTGTTCCTGTAAGACCGCTGAACTGGGTCTTCAGGACAGTTTTCAACATCCTTAGATGGTCATCCCCCTGCGCTACAGAATCGCTTGTAGTGGGATTTGTAGCCGTTAATTGGCTGATGTATGTTGCAGTTTCTAATGCCATTGAGTATCTCCCATTAACCCATATCTAACCCTGCTGCGAATCCGTACCATATAGTTCCTGCATCCAGAGTTGTAAAGGTTAGAACGTCTACACCGGAAGATGTCAGGGATGGCGCACTTGCACCAGCCCAGTCAACAGAACCCGGCCAGTTCACAGTTTGTGATCCACCGTTGGTAAGGAACAGAGTAAATGAACAGGACTTCCCAGTAGCAGACGGGTTGCTGAACGTGAAGGTGTTGGTGCTTGTATCTACCGTAGCAGATACCACATTGCCAGCAGTAATATCAATGTCTTGAGTACCACCGCCAGTTGCACCAATAGCATTGATAGTTTCAGCATAGTCTGTAAATCTTGGACGCTGAACAATTAGATCAGCATGATTTACCGTACCGCTACTGTCTGCCGTAACCGTCTTTGATGTTTGAACAGTACCTAGAGTGGTAACGTCATTGTAATTTAATTCTGTTGCGGTAGAAGTTACACCATCGAGAATATTTAATTCCGCAGCAGTTGACGAAACATTTGTTCCGCCAATGTCTAGCGTAGTTACTGAAATCTCACCAGCTACAGTTGCTACACCATTTGCCAGAGTTATCAGATCGGTATCATCTGTATGACCTATGGTTGTTCCGTTGATTAGGACGTTATCAATGTCTAAAGAGCCACCACTGATTAACCCTGTCGTTGTAATTGCGGATGAACCTGTATCAATCGTGCCGAATCCTGACGTAATAGAACCAGAGTTTATTGCGCCGGTAGCAGTAATAGCACTATTAATGTAAGTTGCTACAGTATCAACGTTAGTCATTCTCATCGTGCCAGCATCATTAACTAATAGACCGTCACCGGAAGCCACTGCGGTAGTGCCTCTGGAAGTACCGCCGTCTATTAGATTAATTTCTGTGGCTGTAGAAGTTACACCATCCATTATGTTGAGTTCAGCAGCAGTCGCTGTAACTAATGTTCCACCAAGTTTTAACCCGTTAGATGTATCATGTGAAGCAACATCAAAGTCAATCGCACCGTCTGAGATAGTTACATCCCTATCTGAGTTGATGGATATTGCAGGCGTTGTGCCAACTGCTGAACCCAGCCCTACAACCAGATTATCATTCGTATCATCAAGACCAACATAATAGTCTTGAGCGTTGCCGTCAAAAACAACTTTCTGATCCTCTGCACCACCATCACCTACTGTTAGGTTTCCGCCAACTATAAGATCGGTAGTAAATCTGCCAGTAGTATTGACATCAAGAGCGTATGAAGGGCTGGTATCACCAATCCCTACCATTTGATTTTTCAGTGTAATAACGGCACTGCC